TGATTTGGAAAAAACAAACGATGGTCATGGGGCGGCAGGACTATCATTGGAAGCATGAGCCGTGTCTTTATGGATGGAAGGAGGGCGCAGCGCACCTATGGGCAACAGACAGAAAGCAGACGACTATCCTTGAGTTTGACCGCCCATTTAGAAACGCAGAACACCCCACGATGAAGCCCGTGGAGTTGTTTGAGTATCAAATGCTGAACAACACGAAGGGAAGCGATCTTGTATTGGACAGCTTTGCAGGGTCAGGAACAACCGCCATCGCCTGCGAGAAGCATGGGAGGATGGCGAGGTTGATGGAACTCGACCCCAAGTATTGCGATGTCATCATCACCCGCTGGCAGGAATTCACAGGCCAGAAGGCAACGCTTGAGGCCAGTGGCGATACGTTTGATGAAATCGCAGCAGGGAGGATGGCGGCATGACACGCGCAAAAATGCTGCTTCAAGACGACGAGGCCGAGGCGCTTGAGCGCGTTTTAGACTTGCTGCTGACAAACCGTGATTTTGAGCGTGTGTTCAAGGATGGCGCAGAACGGCGTTGCATTCGCAGGATTTCAAAGAAAATCGCGTGGACGGAATGCAAAGCCGCAGCCTAAGCGCGGTTGAGGCCATCACCAGCACGGCGATTGGCTTTGGCGTCTCCCTGGCGCTGACATTCACAGTGCTGCCCGCGTTTGGATACGCGGTAACAGCCCCAGACGCATGGGGCATCACAGCAATTTACACAGTCGTTTCCGTAGCGCGTTCATACGCGGTGCGGCGGCTGTTCAACAAGTGAGGGCGGGATGCCCCCACTAAAGGACGGGAAGTCCGATGGCAGAAAAGAACAAAGGCGGCAGACCGCCATTCGAGTTGAGCGAAAAGGAATTTAGCAAAATCGTCGCATTGATCCGCATTCAATGCACACAAGACGAAATTTGCAGCGTTTATGGTGTCACAGACAAGACGCTCAACGTGGCCTTGAAAAAGATAGGCCAGCCCGGTTTTTCCGACCTCTATAAAAAGCATTCATGCGAAGGCAACGCTTCGCTGCGCCGGGCGCAATGGAAGGCCGCAACCGAAAAGCTAAACCCGACAATGTTGGTTTGGTGCGGCAAGCAATACCTGGGCCAAACGGACAAGATTGAGCAGGAAAACAAAAACACCGACATTGCTGATGCCCTAATTCACTTGGCTGACAACCTGCCAGGATGAGCCTGCAACTAGATCGGCAGGCAGCGCGTTGGTATCCGCTGATTGACATACCGGAGCAGCTACGCCTGAAAGACGAGGTTGTCAGGTTCAAGGTTGTGCCAGCAGGGCGGCGATCTGGAAAGACAGAACGCGCCAAGCGATATGTTGCCAAGCAGGCGATGAAAAACGCGGGCGAATTGTATTTCTGCGCGGCACCGACCCGCGATCAGGTGAAAAAGATATTCTGGGACGACATGAAGGCGCTGACCTTCTCAGCATCCCACAACAAAAGACCAAGCGAGAGTGATCTAAAGATTTTCATGCCAAACGGCAGTGAAATCCACATGATCGGCCTAGACAAGCCGCAGCGGATTGAAGGTATACCGTGGACGGGCGGCGTCATAGACGAAATTGCAGATGTGAAAGAGGACGCCTGGCAGGCAAACATTCTGCCAGCCTTAAACACGGTTTCGCCCCTGCGGCCAGACTATCGGGCGTGGTGTTGGCTGATCGGCGTACCCGATGGCCTGAACCACTATTTCGACATGTACGAATATGCGCTGAACTCTGGCGATCCAGAATGGGCAGCGTATCACTGGAAATCGTCCGAAATCCTGCCCCCCGATGTGATTGCATCGGCCAAGCGGGTAATGAGCAACAAGCAGTTCAAGCAGGAATTTGAAGCCAGCTTTGAAACGGCATCAGGGCGGATTTACGAGGATTACAACGCGGCAAACCACACCGCAGAAACCATTGAACCGCATGAACAGCTTTGCTGGATGCACGATCAGAACTTTACGCCGCTATCATCGGCCATCGGCGTAAGGCGCAAGGACAGCCTGTTTTTGCTGGACGAAATCGTTCTGACAAGCGCGGTATCACGGCAGTCAGCCGTTGAATTTGTTGAGCGATACAAAGACCACCTGAATAAGCGGGTGGACATATACGGCGACCCGGCAGGCAGGGCAGGCGAAAAGCACGGCCATGCGTCCGACTATACCGAAATCGAGGACGTTCTGAGAACTGCGGGCTGGTCATTCAGCCGCAAGGTTGCGCGGGCAGCACCCGCCATCAAAGACAGGCAGAACGCAGTTCGCGCCAAGATATGCAGCGCCACAGGTGAAAGAAGCCTGTTCGTAAACACAAGCAAGGCACCGATGTGCCACAAGGGTTTGTCTACCGTGCAACTCCAAAAGGGCAGCACGTTTCAGGAAGATCAGACAAACGAAAGCCAGCACATCACAACAGCCATCGGCTACATGGTCCACCGCGAGTGGCCCATTGACCGCAACAGCATGACCGCTGGGCCTTTGCCATTCTGAGGTAATCCATGAGCGACACCGTAGCACAAAGATCAGATACGGTTGCCGCAATGGTTGCCGCAACAGCGAAGGGCCGCGCCCTGATGGCTGGCACAAGTGCCATGCGGGCCGCAGGCGAGACATACCTGCCGAGGTTCAAAGCAGAGGACGTTGTAGACTACAACGCCCGCCTCAATTCGTCTTGGCTGTTCAACGGCTTTAAAAAAACCGTGAAGGACATGACAGGCCGGGTGTTTGATAAGCCTGTTGAGGTTTCAGAAGCCCCGCAGCCCCTCATGGATTGGGCCGAAGATATTGACATGCAGGGGCGCGATTTAAGCGTTTTTGCGGCTGACGTGTTCAAGGATGGCTTTGGGCCAGGTGTTTCTTACATCATGGTCGAGGCACCACGCAGGGACGCCGAAACCACCCGCGCACAGGCCGCAGCCATGGGGTTGCGCCCCTATCTGGTGCATCTGCGCGTTGAGGACATTCTGGGCTGGAAAACGGCGCTTTTTGGCAATGTGCTGGCCTTGTCGCAACTGCGCATCATGGAAGCAATCCAAGAGCCTGACCCCGACGACGAGTTTAAGCAGTTGAGCGTCAAGCAGGTGCGCGTTCTTGATCGACTGGAAAGCGGCGTTCAGGTCCGCATTTACCGCGAGGCGAAGGACAAGAAATGGGTGCAGGTTGATGAGCCGTACATCACCGAAGCCCCAGAAATCACGGTCATTCCATTTTATGCGCAACGGACAGGCTTTTTCACGGGCGAACCTGTGCTTGAAGATATGGCCGATGTGAACATAGCGCACTGGCAGTCGCAGTCAGACCAGCGCAACATTCTGCACTTTGCGCGGGTGCCTGTGCTTCACGCATCGGGCCGCAACGAAGATGAGCCTTTGACGATCAGCGCAGGCACGGCGGTTCAATCACGCGACCCGCAGGCCAAGCTGGAATGGGTAGAACATAAGGGGCAGGCCATCGGCGCAGGGCGGCAAGACTTGAAAGACCTTGAGTTTCAGATGGAAGCCCTTGGCCTTCAACTGCTGGTGGACAAGGCGCAATCGGCAACAGGCGCGGCACTGGACGCAGCCAAGGAAACGTCAACGCTGGCAATGATGGCAGACGCGCTCAAGGACGCGCTGGAACAGGCGCTTGCATGGATGGCCTTCTATGGCGGTCTTGGTGAGCAATCCATCACGTTGAACGTCAACAAGGAATTTGGCGTTTCAATGATGGGGCCGCAGGAAATGCAGGCGATGTTGATGGCGGTAAACACCGGGCAGCTTTCCCGCGAAACATTCCTGTCTGAATTGGCGCGGCGCGGCATGATCCAATCTGACATTAACGTGCAGGACGAATTGGAGCGCATCGCGGCTGATGGGCCAGACCTAACAGGGGCCGACAATGGCTTCGGTGAATGAGGAACTGCTAGACGCGCTGACCCGCCATGAGGTTTATTTGCGGCGGTATAGCACGGCAACGCTGCGCAAGGTTCTGGCAACGCTCAAGTGGGTAGATGCCCGCATTATTGAGCGGCTGCTGGATGAAGGCGGTTCAGCACTTTCGCGTACCCGGCAGGAAAAGCTGCTTAACGATCTGCGCAAGGTGATGGAAAGCGCATATGTGGACGCCACAGGGGCATTGCAGATCGACCTTGAGGGGCTGGCAAAATACGAAGGCACGTTTCAGACAGACCTTTTCAAAAAGGTTTTGCCTGTAAAGTTTGAGACGGTCACGCCATCGGCTGACCAGATCATTGCGGCAGTGAACAGCAGGCCATTCCAAGGCAAGCTGTTGAAAGAGGTTTATCCCGAATTGGGGGCATCGGCATTCCGGCAGGTGCGTGACACGATACGCGGCGGCTTTATTGAGGGGCGCACAACAGACCAGATTGTGCGCGACCTTCGTGGCACAGCGGCCCAAGGCTTCAAAGACGGCATTCTCAGCAAGACCAAGCGGGATGTTGAAAGCGTTGTTCGCACAGCAGTCAATCACACGGCCAACACCGCCAGAGAATACACGTATGAGGCCAATCAAGACCTTGTGAAGGGGGTCAGGTGGAACGCCACGCTGGACGGGCGCACAACGGCTGTTTGCATGGCGCGAGACGGCAAGGTTTACGATCCTGGCAAGGGGCCGCGACCGCCTGCGCACTTTAACTGCCGATCAAGCACAAGCCCGATCTTGAAGTCTTGGCGGGAATTGGGCTTTGATGTTGATGAACTGCCAGCGGG